CATGCTTGAACCATATCGAGCCGCGCGCTGCGCCTGTCCGTGCGAACACCCCGCGCTTGCCGATGTTCTGCCCGCTTTTCAGCGTCGCCAGGAACGCGCCCTTGATGAGCTTGCGGCCTTCACGCACCTTGACCTTCACGCTGACGCCGCCACCGCGTTTGCGGTGCAAGCGTCCTGGCACGTTCCACGGGTTCACCGCGCGCGCCACGAACTCCACCAGGTTGATACGCCGCCCGGAAAAGCTCACTTCCGCGCGCGGAAACTTCGACCGCACGCTGGCCTTTTTGATCCTCGTCGCCTGCGTGATCCCGCGCTTTGTAACCGCGTATTCCTGCCGAATGATCTTGCTTGCCTCAGTGCTCAGGTTCTTCGCCGTGTTATTGATCGCCCGAGCGGTCGCCTTCGTAACGTTCACGCCCTCCGCGCGGATCTCGGCCACGATGCGCTTCGTATCGTGCCGCACGTCGAACTTGAAAACATTCTCAGCCATTGCGTTTTCCCGGGCACCGCGCACCGAACACTATTTTTTCGCCAGACTTTCCACCCGCACCTGGTCCAGCCCGGCCAGGCAGTCCAGTTCGAACCCCGTCGGCCGGCGTCTGCGCAGCCGTGCCCACGCGTCGACCTCATGCCATGAAATCGGGTTTGCGCTGTAGCCGTTGCTCGTGCGCGCCGCGTCGAGTTCGCAGAACCACGCCCAGATGTATTCGAGCCCGTCAGGAAACGGCGGTCCGTCGAGTTCGGCGTCGATCTTCCCCGTCCTGCCCTCGTAATCCTCCAGCATCACCCGGCGCGTGGTGGCGCTCTTTGGCGTCACCGGCTTGTCGAGCGCGAACTGGTGCGCCGCCCATGCTTTCAACTGCTCGACGCACCCTTCAAAAAATTTGCCCGCTCACCCATTGCATCGCTGACCTGGTCGCGAATTGCCGGGAACTGCCGGTATAGCGCCACCGCCGCCTCGCGCGAAAACGCTATTTCATCGCCCTTGCGGTCGCGAAAGCCGCGCCACCCGGTCGTGCAGGCGGCCAGCATGCCGATCGTTTCGTTTTCCAGCTCTTCCGGTGAGAGACTCGGCGCGCGCCGGTTCTGTTTCTTGTTGATCCAGCGCCGTTGCTGCTCGATCGATGCGGCGCGGTAGACCTCCGAATCGACGCCGTGAATCGTGATGTATCGCTCGGTCGGCACGTTCGTGCGCAGGTCCAGCAATTGCAGCTCGAAACCGGTGCTCGCGCGCGTGTCGAACTCAGGCAGATCAAAATCCATTTACCCTCCGTGACGAGTGACAAGTGACGCGTGGCAAGTGACCTGCTCACTAGCCACTAACCACCAGCCACTGCTTTTTAGTTCGCGTACACCGTCGGCCGGCCGAACATCTTTAGCGTAACCGGCGTGGTGGCCTTGTCCTGCGAACTGCCGACCGGCAGCGCGGTTGCCCCGACGTAGCCGGTAAACAGGAACTTCTGCGCGTTCGGGAACGTGAACCGCAGCGCCCGCTTCGCCTTGTTGTCCGATGCTGCCTTCAGCGCGATCAGCCCGGCGTCGGCCACGTCCCACAACGAGTCGAAGTTATACTGGATCGGGTTGGCCGACCCGGGGATGACCTTCTTCACCAAATCGTGAATGGTCGTGATGTCGATGTCGTCGAAATCTCCGCCCGAAGCCGACAGGTCTGTCAGCGTCGCCAGCGTCGTGCCGAATGTGATGATCTCGAACGTGCCTGACTGGAACGTATCGTAGTCCGTTGTGTTCTCGCCCTCCAGCTCGAGCGTGTTCGCGCCGGTGTTGACGTTCGCCACCCGGAAAATCCGCTCGTTCACCTGGTGCATGCCCAGCACCGTGAGCAGGATGAAATCGCCGTTGTTGGGGTCCGCGCCGACGTAGGTCACCACACCCGGGTTGGCCTTCGTGATGCCGCTGATCGTCTGCGCTGCGGAAAGCGCCGATTGCATCGCCACCGCAAGCCCTGCCCAGATAGATACATTCGCCATTTTCCCTGCTCCTTTCCAAATGAAAAAGGCCGGCAATCGCCGGCCCCTCTAGTCATCAGTCCTCAGTCCTGCCTTACGAAAGCACGTCCGGTGAACCCGCCTCATTGAACAGCACCGCGCTGTAGCGCAACTCGATCGACCCGGCCGGCTTTTCCCCTTCTCCGCTCACTTCAATCTCGCAGCCGTTATACGTCAGCAGCACCGTCTTGCCGCCCACGCTCACCCCTGCAGCGAGCGCGCTCTCGACTTCGAGCGCGATCTGGTCGATCCTGTCCTCGATGTGCTCGTCGACTTTCGCCACACCCTCGACGCGCACCTCCACCGTGCGCTCGATCAAAGCCGGGCCGTGGATCGTCACCGGCACCGCTTCCTCCGACTCCGCGTAGATACGCAGCCCCGGCAACTCCTCGTCCTGCAGCGGGTACAGCCGCGCCTGGAATACGTGGGCCCCGGTCGTGTCGAGACCATCCAGCGCCGCCGCGACCGCCTCGATCAGTTGCCGCCTGACGTGAGACGCCATCCGCGTTTACAGATCGACGTCTTCGCAACTGATGCCGGCAACGCATCTCGCCTTAGTCTGCGAGCGCTCCGTGGTTTCATCACCTACCACGCAACCACCGGTCAACAACATGGCGCCTGCGGCGCCCAACGCAGCCAGCATCTGCCGCCGCGACATCTTAGGATTCGCCACCAGCAAGGCCGCGAGCAGTTCAGGACCTTCCAGCTCGTTGAGCCTGATCGGCAGCCGCACGCACGGATCAGGGCAACTCCCGCCGCCACCGGCGACGAATAATTCCTCGAGAGGTCCGATCGATGCGGGATTGTCAAATAGCTGGTTCCACAGATCGCGCGCATTGGCATTTGGGGCGCCGCCAGCATGATACGTGCCGGCATCTAGTACCTGCTTGAAGTCGCCATTGGCTGGGTCATTCATGCCATTGACGTTCTCTATGTTGTTCGCCGTAACACCTGACACACCATTGATCGTGTACTTGTTGCTTCCTCCAGAACCATTATTCCAACTGATTAATTGTTGTCCGTTTCCGCCTGCTACGATGAAGTTGTTGTACTCGATGATCTGATCGTTTACCGTCCCGGACCCAGCCCACCAACGCATCGGACAGGTGGCATTGTTGGCCGTGCCATCACGGTACGTTGCGTCGCCACGATGCGTGATGTCAACAAACGTGTTATGGCGAATTTTGTACACATCCGTTGCAAGCGAGCCGGTCTCGTCGTAAAAACCAAACACATAGCCGAATGGATTCTCGACATAACCACCCTCGATTGTCACATCCAATGCTCGGATTGGCCCGGCATTATAAAGACCGTCCAGCGCCCACGAATTGAAATTCTCACTCGCAATACCAGGGGCCACGAAGTCCTTCATCGTGAAACCGCTGATTACACACCTGCCGGTACAGTGAGCACCAACCGCCTGACCCCTCACCTTCATTCCAGACAAGTGCGCCATTCCTAGTGTTAGGTGCTGCGCACTTCCAAACTGGCCAGTCACCTGAAACGAATGCGCTTGATTACATTGCAGCGATTCCAGTTGGCCATAGTTCTGGCCGGCACGCATTGTTAACTGCCCTGGATTCCTCGCCGAATCCTGGACAGCTTCTATTTGACAGTGCCCCCAGTTTCGGCTGGCATAATCTATGAATGTAATATTGTCGTAGCTTCCGGCAATCTCTATCCCATTCCCAACGCCATGCTGGGAGCCAGACACGTTGCGTTGACTGCTCGTGGTCAGCCCGCCATCAGTTACAAGGCGCACAATTTCAAGATCGCGGTTCTTCCATGTGGAATCATTTACTTCAACAGAGAAACCATGAGACGTTGATCTGTAGGCTCCGCAATCAGTGAACAGAATATCGAACTGATCCTGTGTTGGCGTTCCTATGCCGGCGACGCCGCTGTTCCCGACGGCAAAAGCCACTCGCCCGCCGGCCCCGTAAATACCTGTCAGGTCCATGTTTGAATTGTTTGTCAGCCCAAACCCGCACTGGACACTCAACGACATGAACAGACCGCTGTAGTACGTGGGCGGCGCAACGGACCCGGAGCCGGTATAGACCCTCACCTCCGTGGCGCTGACATCCCAGAAATCGAATTCCGCCGCTGGTGTGCTGGTAACACGTCGCAGCGCATTAGTCAGGCCCCAAAACCCGTTATCTCCGCCAGCGAACATGGCAAACACGTTTGCGGTGGTGGGTCTGCTCCAGACGCCGCCGCCGAGGTGAGACCACGCCCCGTCTGTGAGAGACTTGACCATGTTGCAAAATACCGGCGGATTTGTTCCCGTGGCGCTGCGCCGGATGATATTCGGCGCATCGGTGGGATTTTTCCCAGCGATTATCAATCCGTTACTGGAGGGAAGCGTAAAGAACACCGCGTCATCGTCAACGATGATTGTGTTGCCGTTTGTAGCGCCAGTCGCTAAGTTGTTGACAAGTTTTGTTGTCAGGTTGCCGTCGTCGGCTTGGACTACGTAGAATTCAGCCATGATCAATAACTTTCAGTTTTGCGGGAAAGGCGGAGTAGGCGGCGTGAAGTTCCCGCCATAACGTCCGGCTTTGGTAATGCGCAGGTTGCTCATCCAGCCAGACATATCATTCGAGCCGTCAAAATCCGTGCCGATCCACACTTTTCCCTGCACATAGCTGTTGCCATCGGTGTAATTACTGCCGACCTGCGTACCGTCGATGAACAAGCGCGTTGTTCCAGAAACTTTGGAAACCGCCAGGTGGTACCACGTGTTTATAACGATTAAGCCCGCGGCACTCTCAATTACGTCCGCGCCGCTCGTGAAATAAGCGATATAGCCGGTGCTACTAACAAAAACCCCTGGCGCAACGTCGGAAGTGCCCTGACGTGTTGTGAAAAGAAACGGAAAATTCACCAGGGACGAAAATCTTGCGTACAACTCAATAGTAAAGTCGCCAGCGAACGCAAAGTCCGCGTGCGACGCAACGCTCAGCGCATCGTTTGAGCCGTCGAACAGACAAGCGGCGCCCATCGTCGCGTTGACGAACTGCGCGGTATCCCATTGCGGCGTGCCGACCTCGATGGCGATGGTGTGGTTCGTGTCCGACTGGTCGTCCCACGTCGTATTGCCGTCGGCCTTGCCGGTCTCGTTGCACGCCGACAGGACGACATTGGCCCAGAACGGGTCGCCGGCAATGGCAGCAATCGGCACCCGTCGGTCGCGCGCCTCGATATCCGCGATACCACCGCCAACCAGTAACAGCGGGATCAGCAACGCGAGGAAGAATTTTTTCATGATCTACCCTCCGTCCTTGGTCCTGCCTTCACTGGACTCATTGCAACGTCGAGGCGTATTGGAAACCAGATTGCCGTCGTCGCCATGAGTGATGACTGTATCTGCCATGATCAATAACTCTCAGTTTTGATCACAGTTGCTGTTGATAGAGCACATGCAAGTTGACCAGACGCGCGGTGCCTGCCATGGTGTCGCTCGCATGCGCTGAGTCGCGCCGGATCCTGATGTGGGCGATATCCGCGCCGGCACAGCTGCCCGTTGGCGTAATCGTCTTTTGGTTCGTTTCGTTCAACAGATTCGCTGTTCCAAGCGTTGCGTCGATATCGAATGGACTATCGGTAAACGCCGGGTCATCAGAATCCCCGACGCCGGCACACGCCAAGGCTATTTGCCACACGACATCACCAGATGTCGTGCTGCTGATCCACGTTACAATCGCGTAGATGGTCCCTGTCCAGCTAATGGGCAGTTTGAACCACGTCTGTGCGCTCAGATTGGAACCATCCGCGAAATCCAGCACACCCTTTTGCGTGTTGGTGCCGGTACGGCACGCCGGCACCGCCGCGTTCGACGTCGGCAGATCCCAGAATGTCGCGGCCGTGGCGTTGTTGCATCCGGCCGCCGGAAAATCTTTATGGTGAGCAGGCCGAGCACCCAGCGTTCCAGTCGTCAGGGTTAGACCGCCGCCGATCGTCACTGAATCGATATTGCCGCTACCGTCGTTCCAGTAAAGAATTTTGTCCGCATTCGGATCAGTGTATTGCGCGATCGCCGTGCCGCCGATGGTGGTGCCGGCCGCCAGATCAAGCGTCGGGGTATTGTTGGCGGTGAGCGTCGCCAGCGTGGTGTACGCCGCTCCGTCCACATCGTAGGCCTGAAGCGTGAACGTATTGCCGGCGCCGGTGCCTG